TAATTTGTGCAGCTAGAGTTGAACCGGCTATCCGTTCGGGTAAAGCATCTTATTTCTTTCTGCTTCGATCTCGGCTGGTGTAGCGTTGCTCCAATCCTTGTCTGCTATAGCTCCCTGGGAGTGACCCCCTGGTGCCATCGATGCGTCTTCAACGTCATCCGTGGTCTGACTACTTTTTATGTAGCTTTGAATCATCGGATCCTTGAGAGCATCTTCCGGAAGTGTGCCGTAGGCTCCTGCGTGAGCGATTACCTTCAGCTGCTGCTCTTTCGTTAGCTCCGGATGGTCTATTCGAAAGTCAGTTGCGATTTGAGGATCAACTTTTTTTTCATCCTTCTTTTCCTGGACCGTCGGCTTTTGGTCAGGTGGTGTTGGTGCTGATTCAGCCTTTCCTCGATAGTGACGTTTCTGATGAACCGTAGTTTGAGCACTTCTCAAAATAGCTTCATTCAGTTCTGTCACTTTTTCCGGATTTTGCTTGTCCTCTTCAGAGAAGTTGGCAATAAAATCTTCGTCAGCGTGTAGAGCTTCTAGCTCTTCCTTAGTCATGTTTTCCTCCAGTTGTTTATCAGCTGCCTCAGCTGCTGCTACTTCTTCTGGTGTAGGAGTTTGTTCCTGTGGTATTTCTTCATCCATAATTTATTCATTTGCTTTGCCATACGGCTGGGAGTTTAGTTCCCAAGATAGGTTATTTTTTAAATTTGCAGTTCTATCTAAACTGACTTATTTTTTGATCCCTTTGTCCGGTCGACTTTTCTTCCACTGTTCCAGGGAAGACGTGCGAACGGATTTCTTGCAATGTCTCAACGGCCTTCTGTGCTGCCAGTGCTTGAAGCCCCATGTTTCCTTTTGGATCGATGTTGCTCACACTGTTCAGCTCCGCTTCAGCTGCCAGTAGAAGTTCTTTGAGAGCCTCTACCCCGGCACCACCGACACCCATAAGCTTTGCTATAGCATTTGACTTATTTTCATCAAGATCTATTTTCATGCTTTTGCTTGATTAATGATTAAACTGCTCCCGGGTCTGCACCCGGTACCCCCGGACCTCCAGCCGTTGCAGCGGCCGCTGCTTCAGCTGGGGAACCGCCTCCGCGGTCCGGACCGGCCCCACCCTGATTCGCAGGGTTGAGGCTCGGATTAGTTGGGGTTTGGTTGATTCCATTGATAACTAATGGAGAGTATCCTGATTCTTCCAAAATAAGATTTAGAATTTTCAGAAGTCTAGGTTCTTGTAGGGCAGCTGGATTCGCAGCTGTGACCTGATAGATGTCTGAAAGTGTTTCAAGGTTCTCCTTCTTCCGATCATTTTCACCGGTTATTACCATCTTCACCGAGTATTTGAAGCTGGTGTAATATTCTCGCTCCACTCGGATTTGCTTTGGAGACTTTTTAATTTGGTCCTGGACCAGCTGACCAACGAGAGTCAGCTGCTCAGCTGTCGGCACTTCATTGTTTTCGAGAATATACCTCTTCATTACATCATACTGGAAGATCTTTCTCTTCGCCGCATAATAGATGTCGATATCTTCAGTATCATCAAGGATGTCGAGGATATGCTCTTCAGTGAGAGCTTTTCCGAAGTCTTTAAGCAACCACTCGTTGAATACTTCCTCTAGGAACAGTCCTTCATTCTCCTGAACCTTTTCAAAGAACTTTGTTGCTGATACCAGCTGCTGACTACCAAGCTTAAATGGTGTGTTCGAAGGAAGGTTTGCCCCAGTCACCACCTCGAGTGACTTACAGATGCGGTCAGCCTTCTTTTCGATCATTCCCATCTCAATCTGATAGTCCTGAGCTCCGCGGATCTCAGTTGGAATAGCTCCAATCTCTGACTTGCTAACAACAAGATCACCATCAAGCAGGTCGGAGAGAACGTTCTTCACGTGAGTTTTATCTCGAGTCTGGTAGAGGTGTAGCAATGCAATACGCAATGATGAGAAATACCGGTTGGTAATCTCATTTGCCTTCTCAGTTAGGTCGAAACAAGCCTCGTAGTTTCCAACTCCCAGCCATCGACCTTTTCGACGACGGAAGTGAACCTCTTTGTATGGGAATAAGTCCCGACTGACCTCTTTACAGAATAGTACTGTCTCAGTCTGGCCGGAATTGATTCCCGATACCACTGCCATCACATACACCGTCTCATTCATGTTCCCCTGGTAAGGAGATTCGATTGCCCCCGGTTGCTTCTGCATCGGTGGTAATCCTCGTTTGTATACGCGAGGCTTGCCTCCCTTCTTATACTTTTCGTACATCCAGCGAGGCATCTCTCCCCACATTTCGTACACTTCATAGAACGGTGTGTACTCATCGATGTTGGTTCCGGAAGAGGTGCTGATGTTTTGCTGATTCGTGTCGATGAAACCAACACGTGCAATGGTCTGGTTAGCGGAGATCAAATCTTGCACAGCATCCTGGTCCCAAGACTTGTACCGATGGAGATCATTTTGAGTCAACACATGCCTTTCAATGACCATACCGTCACTCAGCTTTTTAACAGCTGGATCATTCATTAGGTTGATGAGCTCAACCGTTTCGACATCAGTTCGGCCTTGAGCGTTCTTCACCTTCTTCCAAACAACAGTACCGAATCCTGGTAAGTCATCCGATAGCTCGTTGAGCTTCTTTCCAAACCCTGATTCCTTTGCATACCCCATGAACTCTCGACGAAGCATCCAGCTCTTCAGATAAGCTCCTTCAGATTCACCCTTGATGTAAACGTCTTTGGTATCGAGGTCAATGTTTTTGCTGGCATCATCATTTCGGTCAGTTACCAGGTCGTAGAAATATTTTGGATCTCCGTTCTCATCGATTGGTCCAGACTCAAACTGGTTGTGTTGGTAGAAGTAGGTTCGCTTCACCACCTCATACTGGTTGTGTATTAAACCAGGAACAATCTCAATCTCTTTTTTGAGAAAGTTTTCCTTGAAGTTGCCCACCATCCCGGCTACAGACTGTGGACCTTTGCCGGTTTTTGAATCGGCGGTCCATTCGTATTGTTGTTTTACTGTTGATGTTGACATAATGATTATCGATATGCTTTACGGCCCCCTGTCCTCACTCGCTCGCGCCTCTCTTCAACTCTGGACACATCTTCCGGATCAGCTTTTCCTTTCGTGCTGTAGGTCCTCATGGCCCAAGCTATTCCAGCTGCGGTGAGAAGGTCGAAGTGCCGGGTAGTATTTTCATCGGTCCGGACCGACAACGTATCTTCTTTGTTGAACTTTTTGGCTTCTAATAAAATTCCTTCGTCTACCAGTTTCAATTCATCATTCTCGACGGCTTCAGACATTTCGTACATCATCCGAGGTTTCGTTGCCGAGGTGGTCAGCCAGCCAAGTTTGTTTGAAGCCACTTCCTCCAGAAGCCCTTCGCGCACCTGAGTATAAATGTATGGATAGATAGCATTAAGTGTCACACAAGTGGTCATACCGACGCTGTTGGCTTCCGGAGCAGCTATACATCCGCCGTACATCAGTGCTGCCTTCTTGATGTCGTGAGCGAACAGTACCGGGTCGATTGTATTGCTGCGGTATGTCATTACTACCTCTCCGGTAGTAAAGTCGATAACGACGATCGTAGATGAGTCTCGCTTGACTCCAACCGATACGTCAGCTCCGAGCCCATATACATGAGTCGGAACGTACCGCTTATATATATGGAAGTCCCCATCGATCATTATCGGGTCAGCCATGTACTTCTCACGCTGAGCATCGATGACTTCACCGTTGAATAGTTTATTACCGGATGTGAGAAATGCCTCTTCCGGAGTGGAGGGGTGCTCTTGAGGCATTTTGAATTTAAGATCCTTGCTGGTGAGGTAGTACCAGTTGCGCTGTTCCTGGGTGAAAACAACTTTCACTAACCGCTGGTCCTTATCGAGCTTTTCATTGATCTCCGGAGAGATTTGAATATCACCTTCGATGAGGTTGACCGGGTTCTGGTACCAAGGGAAGAAGAAGAATTTATAATCCTTCGTGGTGAGCGGCCGCTGCAGGCGCTTCGTCTCCATCGCATCCTGACAATAGTCATAGAAGTGACCTTCCTCACCTTCAGCTGTCGACTCCATAAAGACGACACCCTTACTCGGTACAGCCGGCAGTGTACCAGTGATGATCTCAGTCGCCTTCTCCGGGAACCGGGCACAAATCTTTCCGAACTCAGTAATGAGTACCATCTGATAGGTACCTGATCGAAGGGAAGTAGAGACACGCATTACTGAACCGTTTGTAAATTGGTATTCGACAGCCGAGTCACCGACTGATTGTAGTTTGAACCACTCCTTCAAGTGAAGCGGGAAGTTTTCCCAAGCAATTTTAACTTTACGGAAAATGACCGAAGCATCATCTTTGGTGTGAGCAATGATACCAAGAGATTTGTTTCGATTGAACAACGCGTAGTCGAGCATGAAGATACAAATGAAAGTGGTGAATCCCAACTGACGCGCTTTCAGCACAATATTTTTATAGTGCATATTCTCCATCAGGTATATCTGAGCCGGTCGCAATTTAAACTTCATCAAATTACCATCCTCATCCACTACCCAATATAAATTATTCAGCCGCCAAATCCGGTCAGCCAACCTCGCATCCAATTTTTCAAGCCCTTCATAGTCCGTCGAAGCAATCGGTACAACGTAGGTACTAAAATCACTTGCTACAACATTGTCAGGGGTGTCAGCAGTACGAGTAGTAGCGCTAGGCCCACTAGCAATAACTGCGGAAGGTACGCTTTCAGTAACTCGTTCTGCTCCCCGGGATTCTTCTCGAGAAATTTCACTGTCATCTTGCGCCGGCTGGTGCTGTACCGGTTGTGCAGAATCAACACCAGTAAAGCCAGGTGTAGCCTGAGCCGAAGTAAAAAAGTTTGCATGATTTTGTCGTTTTAGTGATTCCATATTATTAATATTCCTCTTCGCCAGGAAGTTCCATCTGCCCACCAGGCCGAACCTTACCGTCAGCGATAGCATCAAGCACCTGGTTCAAATCGATAGTCTGATTTTCGTGGACCTGCTTATCCTTCATCTTTGATCGATTGACCGCGACGAACTTCATCGCAATTGCACCGTAGGCACCAACCAAACCATTGTCGATAAGAAATTCCTCCAGGATCTCCTGGCAAATTTGATGCGCGTTGCGGAACTCTGGATTTTCTCGAGCCCATTTATTTAAGGTCCGGGTGGTAACACCAATGGACCGCGCAAACTCTGAAAAGTGAGGCGGGGTGTTTGGAACAAAGCGACTTTTTTCACTAACGGCTCCGGACTTCCAGGTATATGAGTCGATGATTTCCTTCATCTTTGGTCGATCGAAGTACTCAATCATTTGCTCACAGTAGCCGGGGTGATACTGGCCCGGCTGGACTGTTTCAACTGTCAAAACGTCGGAATGGTTTTTGGGTGCCGGCTGAATTTGAGCAGCCGGTGCCTGTTCTACGTTGAACTCGTTAGCTGTTTCAGCTGAGCTTGTAATAGATTCGGCAATCGTCGGGTGGTTTTTGGTAGCATTTTTAATATGGGCTCCCAAAGGGGAACGGCCACGATCCGAGAAAAGGGAGCCGGGGGTCTGCCGGGGGGCTATCATTTGATTTTTAGAATTGATGCCAGTCATACCAGTATTATACCGCGCACGCAAGAGTATAGTCACCCTTACACGTGTGTTATTCCTTTTGACATGGCCACTAAGAGCGTAGCCGGTGAGCTGGTCCCCTCATCATCAACCCACAATCGGCACAATATGAGCTATTGCCCTTGAAATCGAGGTCACACAATCGATTCTAAGCACCTTGTAATAGTTAAAAGGTAATAGAGTGTCACCTTGTAATAGATTCCAGACCGTTCAAACCGTTGAAAAGGTAAAAGGAGCACTTTGTTAGTGTTTCATGACCCCTTGACAACTCCAGCTTTTTATCGCGCTTGCGAGCAACTTGTAAAAGATTCCTATTTAATCAATAAAATACAAGTTTTTAAACAAGCAATAGCAAACAAGTGTTTATATAGGTATTATGCTGTTTTGTAATAGATTCCTTTTTACTCAAAAAAGAATAATAAACAAGGCTTTATATACTAATATACTCAATTTGTAAGAATAAAAGCACATTTTAAAAATAAAAAACTTTTCTTATAATAAACATACAAAAACGGCTCTAAATATAATCTATTGACGTATATATAAATAATTGTATAATATATACCTTTTTATACTCTTTTTTATATAGACCACTTTATATAGAAAATATATACTTTAATTATTACAAAACACTAAAAAACCTATATAAATACTTGTCTCTTATTCTTTTTTGTCTCTCAAGCAATCTATTACAAAACAGCATAATACCTATATAAATACTTGTCTCTTATTCCTTTGCACGTCTCAAGCAATCTATTACAAGCCACCAAGCCCCAAGCCAACAGCCTACCGGCCGACAATAACAACTGAACCAACACCACTCCACGGCACCAGGCTCGAGGCTCGAGGCTCCTGGACCGGTGGCCGGCTGGCTTGTAATAGTTACGGCTCGAGGTACCTTAATCAGTGACAAAATGTTGACATCGCTATAAAAGTTATCCCCACATATTGATTGATATCTAAAAAAGCTATGTATCAGGCCCCGGAATCGCATCAATAAAGTGCTCTTATAATGTTGACATATACATGACATTCGTATACAATAGCTAGTAAGTCAGGCCGACCACTTAGAGCCGGCCGACTGATAAATCAATATCAACTATGAATCACAATAGCTACATGCGGGGACCGCTGGCAACAGCTCGATACCGGGCACGCGCTCGACGTTGGGCAATCATCAAACCATTATTAATCGGAGCCGTTGTTACATTTTTCCTACTCGGAGCGATGTACACCGACCATCAATATTTAATGACCTATGGATACTAAATATAAAAAAAATTCTGTCATGGTTCGCGTTTCTGCGTTGTGGCATTCAGGTTGTGGCGTATCACGTACAAAAGTGATATTCCGCGACCAGGCCGACGAATCGAAGGAATTCGCTTACTGGATGGACCGAGACGTGTATACAAAAATTGAACTCGGAGTATACGCAACCCCAGAAGATTATAAAAAATTTGGTACTCTCGACCTTGCCGAGAATACCGACATCTATAGCAATAAATAAATATGGAACTCTCAACACTGTACGTGCTCGACTTTTCAACTGCTCAAGTACATAAGTACGCAATTGAAGCCGACCAGCAAATTGAAGACGTGGAAGAATTTATCAACGAGCAAGGGCATAGGGTAAAAGATTGCGAATTTATGTATGGTGACAGCATTAAGCTGGTGGACCACGTAGCTGAGCAAAAAGGTGGCGAGTTTTTCGTTGACCCCTACGCTGAGAATGAAGAAGGCTATACCGACGAAGATATTACCAACGCGCTCAAGAGCGCATAAGA